GGCTTGCCCATGCCTACGGGGCTCGCCGGAGACTTCGTTTGGCCGATGTACGAAATGGTAGAGGCCGAACTTGCAGGAGAGGGTGCCGCACTGTCGGACACGAAGATACCTTTCAGCAAGATGTCGGCTGCACCCGAGCGTATGGGTATCGCTGTCCCGGTTACCAATCAGTCGCTCAATCAGTCTAACGGGCTACTCGAGACCATCGTGCGTGAAATCATGCCGCTTGCCATTCAACAGCTGCTCAATAAGATTGTCTGCAGTGTGAACAAGGTTAACAATGCCACCAACTTGGTCGGTCCGTTCGTTGCCCTGAAAGACAACCCCGTCGAGCTTTCCAAGACCCCGACGTTCCAAGACCTCAACGCAAAGATGAAAGCGGCTGTGCTTGAAACGGGCATCGATGGGTCTAATCTCTGTTGGGTGATGACCAAGAGCATGCAGGCAATCCTCGAGGGTACGCCCATCAACGACAAAGGCATCTTCGTGCCGATGATACAAAATGACACGCTTTGCGGCCTCCCTGTTTACACAACGAACGCTATCCGCGACGTGAAGTTGTCCTACAAGAAGTACAATGGAACGTCTTGGGCTGATTATTCCGCTTTCGACCCGAAGAGCGATACGGCGAAGTACACCGTGACCGACAAGGCCGACGTGGCAAAGCTCGCAGGCATGGCATCGGGTGACATCGTGAAGATTGCAGAGGGAACAGAGTATATCGGTCTTGGCGATTGGCGTTATCAGCCAATGGGACTGTTCGGCTCGCTTCGTTTCATCGTTGACCCGTACAGCAAGGCGCGCAAGGACAGCGTGGACTTTGTTCTCAACACGGATTACGCTACCAAGACCATTCGTCCAGAGGCATTCAAACTCGGCAAGGTTGCAAAAGCCTAAGTCCGTACTGACTAAGTGAAATTATAATGTGTTTCAGGACAACATGAGTGAGGGGCGTTTGGAATTATTCAAGAAGCACGTAAGGGCGGACGACTTTACCGAGGACGACAAATACTTACAGCATCTGTTAGATGCGGCGGAGGAGTCTGTCGTCAAGGCAACCAACCGCACACGTGAAGAGCTTGAAAACATGGGGGGAGGCAAACTGCCGACTCCCATCACGCAAGCCGCATTGATGCTGGGTGCGCATTGGTACAATCAACGCGAGAGCGCAAGTACCGTGCAGATGCATTCGGTTCCGGACGCCCTTTCTTCACTTATCAAACCTTATCGGAAATTAGTATGAGAGCGGGAGCGATGAAGTACAGGTTGAGGGTCTTGTGCCCGCAATCTACCACGAGCGGATTTGGTGACGAGGGGGAGCCATTTCAGTTCCTACGCACCATTTGGGCCGAACGTGTAAAACTTACCGGTAGTCGCTCGATTGAAGTGGCGGAGCAATTCGCTAATTATTACGCGGAGTTCAATATCCGCGATGCCCACAAGGTTAAAGATGGCTGGCGGGTGCAGCAGGAAGACGGGGTACTCTACGACGTGACCAACGTGATACCAAACAAGGACCGGGGAATGTTGACCTTGCAATGCATGAAAGTAAATGAGTGATAATGTAATAGATTTGTCAAAGCCATTCGAGAGCGTATATAAAGCACTCGATATGAAGCAGCAGCGTAAAGCGTTAAACGGTGCCATGCGCAAAGAGGCAAAGCGGGTACGTGAAGAAGTCGTGCAGAGCCTCCACAATAGCGGGATTGGGCAAGGAACGCTGACGCCATTGGATAAAGGCATCTACACTCGTATCTACCCCGATAAATACGGAGCAGGCTTCATGGCAAGCATTCAACCAAAAAACGGGAAAGGCATTCACATTAACAGACAGATGAACGAAAAGCCTGTATTGATGTGGGCCGAAAGTGGTACACGCCCCCGGCATACGGGAAAAAGGACGTCTTCCAACAATGGGAGAAGCCGCTTTACGGGTAAAAAGGTGAAATATTACAGACGTAGTGGGGCTTATCGCGGAAACATGAAACCATATCATTTCATGGAGGACGCCGAGCGCATGGATAATGACAAGGTGGCAGAAAATCTGTTCAATCAATTTCAGAAGAATTTGGAAAGGGCAGCTAAAAAACAAGGATTGTTATGAATAAAAAAACATCGTTGAGCGCAGGACTCGTCATTAGGGCTATGCTTAATGCAAACAAGGAGTTGGCCGGAAAAGTGACAAAGATTTTCCCCATATCCATTCGCGAGGTGGAACTTCCATATATATCCTATCGCAGGGCCTCACTTGAACAGGATATCACGAAATCGGGCGGCGCAGATACCGTCAATATCGAAATCATATGCTACGCCCGCACGTATGAAGAAAGTATAACAATCGCCGAATTGGTAAGAGAGTCGATAGAGTTCAAAACAGGCGATGCGTCAGGACTTCTGCTACGCCGATGCTTCCTCGTTGACAGTACAGAGACATGGGCCGATGACGCGTACATGCAAAGACTGATATTTCAAGTAAAAATATAAGAAAACAACATTTAAAATCATAAAGTTATGGGAAATTATGTTAATGGTAGTGACTTGTTATTGAGTGTAGGAGGCAAGACTGTCGGTCATTGCACGACTCATACACTTACGTTCAATTCCGAGACAAAAGACCGGGCCGTGAAGCCTGCAGCGAGTCTTGGTAAACAATCAGGGCTGTGGAAACAGAAAGGCGTCAACGGTCTTTCAATATCCATCAGCGCAGAGGGGCTCCGCTTCTATGATGAGGGAGAAAACGGATTTACGCAACTTTCAGCCCTTTGGGGTGTCGGTGATGTAGTTGAGGTGAAAGCCTTTGAACGCGCAAAAGACACGTCGCCTTATTTGGTTGGTAAGTTTGCCATCACTTCACTTGAGGAAACGTCACCGGCCAACGACGATGCATCTTACAAGGTTGACCTCGAAAGCGCGGGGGAACCCGACACCTACCCCGGAAAATCCAAGACCCCAACGCCTCCGGGCCATTAATGTTAAAGTAGAGAAAAAATGGAAAAGAAAAAGATGACGATTGTTGTAGACGGCAAGGAATATCCCTGCCGTCCTACAATGGGTGCGATGCTGCGTTTCAAACAGCAGACCGGAAAGGACGTGAGTGAAATGACGGGCGACGTGAGTGACACGGCAACTTATATTTGGTGTTGCGTCGTGTCGGCCTGCAAGCGTGAGGGAATAAAATTTGACATGCAGCTCATGGATTTCGCAGACGCTGTCACCGAGGACGATATGACCGCGTGGGCAGCCGGAACTGCGCCTGCAGGAGAAAGTGATGGCGAAGAAGAAAGCAGCGACGGCAAAAAAAAATAACCGACGTTACCGAGTTGCTCGGCTACGCAATGGGAGTCATCGGGCTACGGCTCGACGACTTCCTTATGCTTTATGTCGATGAAATGAACGCTATCGTCAAAGCATGGAACCTACGCGAGGAAGAGTTACAGAAAGACAGCTGGGAAAGGACAAGGGTCGGTGCGGCCGTAACCATCATACCGCATGTAAAGAAATTGCCACCATTGAAAAAATTGCTTCCGCTACCGTGGGACTATGAAAGTCAAGACAGACGGGAAACGGTGACAAAAGAGGAAGCGTTTGAAAGATTGAACAGTCTTAGAGCCCGCCTTGCCACCACGGAGTGAACGGTGCATACCACCAAGGTCCTTCTTTTCCCTCTTCAATATCCAAAAACTCTATTTTGGTCTTTGCACCTACTTTCAGTAGGTAAGAAACAAAGCTGATGAAAAGCAGTGCACCTGTCATCATGAAATTTTCAAACGTCAACTCCATACGGGTAAGCAAGATGGCTGCAATAAAGCTGGACCAAGAAACGAGCCGTAAGGTCCAGACGGCTTTCTTTAGCGTCCTGCGACTTAATTTAGGTGTTCTTTTCTTCATAATTCCAACATTTGTATATATTGCAAATATAGTCATTTATTTGCAAAGTAACAATAAAAAACCAAACAATTATGTCTAAGAACATAAAATTTAACATAAAGCTGAGCATTGACGGAAAGGAACAGCTTGTCGTAGCCACAACCGGAGTAAACGGACTAAAGAGAGCTATACAGCAAACTGAACCGCAGGCGACCAAATTGCGCAATGGATTGATTAATTTCAATCAAGTTTCACAAGTCTTCGAGAATATTTCTGCTTCCGTGAATAGCCTTACTGACTTCATCGGAAAACTGTCCGAAACATACAACAATGTACAGCAGGCCAACACGCAACTCACCACCGTGATGCGGCAACGAATGGACGCAACCGATGCCGATATCAAGAAAGTGAACGAAGTCATCAGTGCGCAATCGAAACTTGGCGTTGTCAGCGGGACTGCACAGAAGATTGGCGCACAACAAGTAGCGACGTTCCTAAAACAAAAGGGGACGCTTGAACAACTCATTCCTGCGATGAATAACCTTATCGCACAGCAACGTGGCGTGAATGCCACGCAGGAAGACGCACGTTCAGTGGCCAATCTCATGGGAAAGGCTATGACCGGGCAGACGGCGGCATTGCGCAAGGTTGGTATCACATTCACCGCCGCACAAGAGCGGATATTGAAATACGGGGACGAGCAACAGCGTGCAGCCATGTTGGCGCAGGTCATCACCGACAACGTGGGAAACATGAACGCCGAACTCGGAAAGACCAATGCCGGGCGCATCAAACACGCAGAGATGCAGTTCGCCAAGATTAAGATATCTATAGGCGAGGCCGTGTCGAAGTTGCAGCCGTTTGTGGCGTTCGTGGCACAATCAATAATGATTGTCGCAAGTGTTGGAACACTGGCCAACAGCTTTAGGGCCCTTTCGTCTGTCATGAATGTAGTGAAGATAAAAACGGCCTTACTGACGGTCGTTCAAAAAATATGGAACTCCACGTCTTACTATGCGGCTTTGGCCACCAAAAGGTTACAAGCCTCATTTATAGGAGCCTCTATCAGCGCGACAACAATGAAAATAGCCCTTAGAGGACTGATGATTACAACGGGCATAGGTATAGCCATAGCCGCGTTAGGTGTGGCTATTGAATACTTCGTCAACCGTAGCGACAAGGCGAGTGCCTCGACATCAAGGCTTGCTTACGCGCAGAACATTCTTAAGCAGTCGGCGAAAAGGACCAAAGACGCGTTCGACCAAACAAACGGACAGACCTTTTCCGACTTGATGGCTTCGTATGCAAAGATGCAGGCGGCATGGAAATCGTTGGCTTCAACACAGAAACCGGCATGGATTATCCGAAACCGGGACGAATTGAAAAAACTCGGGCTGAATGTAAAAACTGTGGCAGACGCCGAGAATGTGTTCGTTAAAAATACGGACAAGGTCGTCGATGCGTTCAAGGCAAGGGCAAGGGCGGCCGCACGGCTGGCTATGCTCACCGAAGAGTATAAGTTGCAGATGGAGCTCACCGATAAGATTAGTCAGAAAAACGAGCAAGCCAACCAACGCCACAAAAAAAAGGAGGGCGACATGTATATCGCGCCAAACGAGGAAACTTTTCAACGCGACAAGGCGGAGGGAAATATAAAATCAGGTGGCGTTGGTAACTGGCAATATACAAAAAAGGGCGCAGATAGGTTCAACGCCAATTACAAATGGATTGACAACGGGGCGGAGGCGAGAGCTTATAAGACGGCCCTTGCCACAAGCAAGAAGCGCGCCGCACAACTCGAGAAGCAAACGGTACTTGACGCGAAACGCAATACCAGCATTACACCAAACATCGCTGACAATAAAACAAAGAAAGCGCTTGCGGGTAGCGTTGATTGGTACGAGCAACGTCTTACAACCCTACATAAGAAAATTACGGCCACGCCTAATATCGATATAGCCAAGGGTCTGCAAAACAAATACAAGAAAGTCGAGGAAAAATTAAAGGCTCTTAAAATCAAAATCGGACTTGAAAAACCCGACAAGAAGAAAACGCAGACCTACATGGAGAAGCTGAAAAAGCAACTCGAAGAGGCACAAAAGACATTCGATGACGCCACGACCGTCGAGGCTCGTGTAAAAGCGGCTACAAACATCGCGTCTATACAGCAGCAAATAAACGAAGCCTCAACGGGTAAACTAACCATACAGGCAGAGATTGCACCAACCTATATACAGCAAAGTGGCGATGATGACAAGCGACAGAGTTACGAGAATGCCAAACGGCGAGCCGAGCGCATCAAAAGTGATGTCGAAATTGGCTTGATTGGCAAGCCCGAAGCGATGCAGCAGCTAAACGAACTCAATAAGCTGGTAGAGAAATTGGGATTAAAACCTGTAAAAATAGAATTCGACACCACAGAAGCCGACAAAGCAAAAATGAAGATGAAAGCTGCCACCGACGCCGTTGGACAAATGGGTAGTAGTCTCTCTGGGCTCGGTAATGAAATCGGCGTACCCGAGCTGAACATTGCCGGAACCATGGCGCAGGCTATTGCCACCATGGTTGCGGGCTATGCCACGGCATCGTCGGAAGCGGGTGCAAGCATGGGCCCGTGGGGCTGGATTGCGTTTGCTGCCCTTGGCTTGGCGCAATTAGGTGCGATGATTGCGTCGGTAAAAGGCATGGCGGGCTCATACGCAACGGGAGGTATCATCGGTGGGAACTCTTTTAGCGGCGACAGACTGACGGCACGTGTCAACAGCGGTGAAATGATACTCAATGCCCGGCAACAGGCGAGGCTGTTCAAATTGGCAAGCGGTGGAATTACACCTGTAATGGCCGCACCACGTCCCGTTGTCGTGCAAACCCCATCGGTAGGAGGCACAATACAGAATGAACCGTTACGCATCGAACTCGGCGTATCGGGCCGAAACCTCACCTCGGTGATGGAGAACGAGCGACGGATAGCAAGAAGAAAAACGAAAAGTAGGTTTTAAGCGATGTACATACATGGAGAATTCTTGACAAAACTCGGTGAAGTTGTTACCGTTCGCATCTTAACGAAGAACGACCGCAACAGAGAGATAGAAATAGGTGGAAACGATAGTGCAGACGCCGATATCTTTTTCACGGATAGCCCGCTGACGATAGAGTCGCAGGTTAGTGACACTTTCGATGTGTTGCAAAAGAACCAAGCAACGCTAAGCCTCGAAGTACGCGATTTCACTGCAGACTTCTTCTGCGCCTCGTGTTTCGATGCCGTTGTCAACATACATAAGTCGGGCAAATGTATCTTTGCAGGCTTCATTGAGCCGCAGGCATACTCACAAGGGTTCAACGAGCTTTACGATAAAGTTGAGTTGAGCTGCGTTGACGTACTGACCGCACTCGAATATAGAACCTACAAAGACATCGTCACTCCACGCACGCCATATGATACAGCAAAGATGAATGCCGGGCAGCGTTCGTTCAGAGAAATCGTGGCTTCTGTCTTGCAATTCTTTACCTCTAACATCGATATCGTGAACGGTAACCCATCGAAGATTTGGTACGACGGAAGCAAGGCCATTGATGCGAAACCCGAAAATGCATACAGTGTATTTGCGCAGCTTTCCATTTTCGACCTCCTTTTCTTCGGTGACAAGGAAGACAGCCTGTGGAACGCAGACGCCGTTCTTGAAGAACTACTACGCTATTTCAATCTGCATATCAGACAGGACGGCTTCGACTTCTATATATACTCGATGGAAAGCGTGAAGAGTGGCGAACAGATAGAATGGCGTGACATCGTGACGGGAGCGGTTGCCGTCACTCCTACAAAGTCGGTTGATATTAATGCTGACAACGTGGCAGACTGTAACACCAAAATCAGTGTCGGGGAAGTATACAGTCTCATCAGCGTCAAGTGCGACCGCAAAGGAATGGAGAATATCATCGAAAGCCCGCTGGAAGATAGCAGGCTGAAAAGCCCATGGAGCAATGCGCAGAAATACATGGTCGAATACGACACGTTCGGAAAGGGAAGCAACTCTCTCCATGCGTTCTACGCGCTGACCCACGACCAAAATACAGACTACGACGCGGGTTCTGTGATTTCATGGTACATGCAGGTGAAGCATAACCCGGGTTGGGCAATCGGGGCCAATGGTGAAGATATCGTCGCGAGACTTGGAAAAGGAAACACCAACCAACACGCCATACCAAACTATATTGCAAATCACCCATGCGCGGCCATACTTTCGTTTGGAAACATTTGGCGGTCCGCTGATAGGCGCGACAATAGCCCAGTCTCGAAGATAGACATGACAAACTACCTTGTGATAAGTGTCAACGGCAATGGAAAGGACGCAAAAGACGAAGTCTACCCAAAAGACACGGATATCAAGGCGGCAATACCATACGCTGTCTACAACGGTAGTTATGCAGGTGGAGCACTAAGCCCAGCCGACGACGCAAGTACGAATTATATCGTTATTTCGGGAGACATCATTCTTAATCCGCATCCCGATTTGTCAGGTTCTTACAAGAAGCTGCACGACAGCGATTGGGACGCATGGACAGCTCCCTTGGTAGAACGACCGTTTCGCCTCGCGCATCGGGCCAACGGAGACAACTGCTATTACACACAGCAATATCTCAAGGCCGCGACTCCACGTGCGGAGGAAGAGTGGGATAAGGACTCGGACCGGGGACTGATGCCCTATCTTCAGGACAGAACGTGGCAACAGTACGAGTTCAAATACAGTGCCATCGGGGATAGTACAGACAGGATATCCAAGGTCGGGGTGCTGGCCTGTATGCTCATCGTCGGCGATAAGTGTGTGGTGGAAGTCGGACATTCGGGGGATATAAGCGATTTTCAGTGGAGGCCATACAAGCCCATGGACAAGTGTCGTGACGAGGACGAGTATTATGCACAGAGTTTCACGATAGGATTTGACCCGCAGATTGGCGATAAGCTCATCGGGACGAGTTTCAAGATGCAGAAAAACACCAACTATCGGCTTGGTATCGACGCGGAGGGGACGGCTATCCCTATCCGCAGGTCGGACGGCGTGCGTGGAAAGGTCCAATTTCAGATACTCGGCCCGGTCAATATCTTATGGGGAGAATATACGCTCCGTCACCCGACATTCTTCAAATACGCAATGAGAAAGGACGAGATACCCTTGCTGGCGCACGTGAGCAGTATCTTTGTCAAAAAATTTGAAGTGAAGATTTACAGTGACAATGGTCTCGTGAATAACACAGAGGACAAAGACCTCATCTACATGAGCGCAGAAAATGACGACTTTACGAACAAGAAAGATGATATTGAGTTCAAAATCTGTTCGGCCCTCACGGCGGCGGAACGCGCCACGCTCGGCATAGATGAAAATATTTCGATGGCCACCCCGACCGATGAGAACTCGCATGCTCCCGTCGTGTCGCTGTACAATAAGCATAAAAAGGAAAAGATAAAACCCGAAATCGATTATATCGACAGCTATTATCGTGAATATAGCAAGCCGCGTGTAGTGCTCACACAGACACTCATCGATAGACCGGGAACCGTTTCCCCATTTACCATATATAAGCACCCGGCACTTGAAGATAAGCGGCTATTCGTTCAATCCGCTGACTACGATGTGTTGGAGGGAGAGGCGACACTTACACTAAAAGAAATTGACAAATGACACTGATAAAGACAAAACTGATTGCAAAAAGTAAAACTGCAGCCGGGGAGGGATATTTTGGCGCAAGAAGAGGAGCCCTTTCAGACGCGGCTATTTATGCAGTATCTTTTTGGGGGCAGAAAATTATTGACGACAAAGTCGACGGTCCAATCACCATCGGTGATATCCTAATCAGCTACGACGAAACAGCCGGTGCGCTGGCCTTGACGCGCGTTTCAGGCGGTGGCAGAACCGCCGGTCTATATGCAACAGGCGGACTGACAGCATTCGGTGCAGGAACAGCGCAAGGCGGTGGAGGAACTTCATACGAGCGATTGGACAAGTGGAGCGATTACACTACCGCCAAAGCGGCTGCCGTTCTCTCGGCATTCCTCGGCAACGACCTCAATGAGCGGCTGAAACGCGTAGAGGCCGGAGCAC